TTATTCCGTTGTTTTTGTGGCATTTGTGGCAAATTTTGTGGTATTTTCATCTGTTTTTAGTGTGAAAAAAGCATCTACTTTAGATTGATTTTGTTGTCGTAAATTAGAACTCAGATGACTATAATATTTTAATGTTGTATTAATATCATCATGACCAAGCCTGTCAGCTACATAAATAATATCCATACCAGCCTCTACACATAAGCCTGTGTGCGTATGTCGTAGCTTGTGTAATGTCACTGGTTCAGAATTAATTGTATTACATATCTTCTTCAAAGCTTTATTACATGACGCGTTGTCAATGGGCTTATTGTGGTAAGTGATGAATAATAACATCAACGGATTCTGTATATCATGTTCTTTCATATAATCAGTATGCCATGTAAGATAAGACTGTAAATATTGAACAGTAGAGTTATCAATATAAATCACACGTGATTTTTTTGTCTTGGTATCAATGAATGTATTAGTGTACTTATAATCCCACGCTTTATTGACTGTTATAGAACGTTTAGCGAAATTAATATCTTTCTTTGTTAGTGCAATAATCTCTTCGAACCTCATACCTGTTTGCACTGCTAGAAAGATAACTGCTCGTGATATAGAATGAAAATTTGCAAGTTCTTCTAATAGTAAATGAACCTTGTCGGTTTCCATAAATTGTGCTTTTGTTTTTGCCACATCATGTCCGCTTATATGAGCGCCTATGGCTGGGTTTTTCTTCATGTAGCCTAAATGGACAGCTTTATTAAAAATCGCTCTAATTTTGCGGTGCCGGGTGTCTACAGTGGATATTGCATAGTCTACAGATAAATGATTAATAAATTGTTGATACTGCACAGCATCAATCGAATTAAGTTTATTTTTTTCATCGAAATAATCAACGAACTGATTATAAGCAAGATCATATAAATTAATTGTAGATTGACTGCTTTTTCCATCTTTAAAAGTTTTCATGAATAATTCGTAAAACTCTTTGAATTTCCACTCTTTTAAAGAACTACTATCATGTTCAGCTTGTTTTAATAATTTAGACGCTTTATACATTAAGTTTGTTTCACTTGTATCTGTCAAACGCTTTTCTTTCCATTCACCGTCGACTTTGATGCGCAAACGAACGGCGTATTTTCCATTTTTTAACTTTTTAATTTTCATTAATAGCACCACCTCTTTGATTTGGAACGTATGTTCTTTTGAAGGGTACAGCAAACTATGTTAAAATATATTTGCATACTCCTATGTGTGTATTTGAAAACGCTTATCTCTTGCGGGGAGGGCGTTTTTTTGTTATTTAAGTGTTATTCTTGCATCATAATCTTTAAATGAATCTTCTTCGTAATTATCTGTTTCATAACTAGCAGACCAAGTTAGTCGTATATCTTTTATATCAGATACATCATTTAGTGTTGGTAAAACATATACTACTGCACCATCTTTACTTACACCTTGCATTATTTCTCCACCAACATCGTCACTTTCAAACATTGAAGCTTCTATTTGTTCGCCATTTGTAACTAATACTCCTTGTTCAGGATAAGTATTGAAATCAATCTTACTAGTATTGTTAATTTCATAATTAACAATAACTAGCCCTTCGCCTTCCTCACCATCTTCTTCAAGTTTAGCAGGATCTACTTTAAAAACAGATACTGAACTTATTTTTGTTTGCAAACCTTTCCAATCTTCACTCCAAGATGTTGCATAGTCTTCACTATCAATAATACCACTATCAGTTTCTTCCTCCATTGTTGTTTCATCTTCAGTCAAATCTTCAGACTCATTTGTGGTAGAGGTACTTTCTTCTTTGCTTTCTTCCTTTGCACTATCAGATGAATTTCCACATGCTGTTAGGCCAAAACTAAAAACAATTAATAAACCTGCTAACAATAATAATTTTTTCATCCCAATTCTCCCTTTGTCAATTTTTATATAAACACATTTGTGTAAATACCTAACAAGCAATAATCTGTATACTACTTCTAAAAATGATAACATATCCATTACACTCAACAGTGTTACCGTATTTACCTTTATAATATTCTATAGAATGTTTTAAAAAATCTTCTGTCACTTCTAGAAAATCCGCGACTTCGTAGTAATCAGTGAATCCTTCATAATAAGCATCTATGATTTTACGCAAAGGGACAAGTGATTCATAACCCCAGCTCCTTGCAAGCTTTTCCTGTTTTCTATTATTAACTTTATTTTGATTAATAATATTTCCAACTGTTAATTTATGATGTCCGACCTCCTCGGCTAAAGTGCAACGCATTTCAACATCATTTTGTTGAGGATTTACGAATATTCTACTATTATAATATAATCCTTTGTGAACTTCCTGCATATTTTTGTCTTCAATGATAGTTAGTTCAGGATATCGCTCTCTGTATTTATCTAACCACATACATACATCTCATTTCTTATTTATATTTTTTTTGAATGAAATCAATATATTCAAGAATTTTTTTCATATCTTCTTCTGTTGCGGATGGATCAATATGCGCGGCTAGTGTTGTCGCTTCTTGAGGGATGTCGTTGTCGACATAGGGGTTGTCAGTTCTTCCTACTAAGTAGTCAATTGATACATTAAAATAGTCGGCTACTTTTTGAAGTTTGTCTAAAGCTGGTTTTTGAGTTTTCCACCTGTATATAGAGTTTTCACCCATTTCTAATTCGCTAGTCAATTGTGAAATTGTTATTCCTTTCTTAGCAGAAAGTTTTTTTATTCGTTCAAACGTAGTCATATCAATACCTCACAGCATTATTGAATACAAACTACCAAAAAAGGTTGTAAAAATACTTTACAACTACCATAAGTGGTGGTAAGATATATTCATAAGCTAATTATTTAGCTAAACAAGACAACAAATAACCCCATAAAAATACTCGTTCCCCAACGATTAATGGCTTTTGATAGGCTTATTTAGCTATGGGTATATACTATCACTATTGGTTGTTTTTGTCAACATTATGCTAAATAATTAGCTAATAAGATAGAAAGGAGAGATGGGGAGGTGATGGACAAATGGAAGAAAATAACGAACAAACAATTTCCAAAATAATGGGAATTCTTATCAAAAGTGAGTTGAATGCATATGAAGTTATTGAACTACTAAGTAACGTGCAAAGCACATATCTGAAGAGAAGTTGGCACATCTCTATAAATAAAAAAGCGGACTAACAATCTGTCCGCCAATACGACAATCAATCATACATGTCTATTATTGTGATGATATTTGAGGTTTTTAAAAACAATGGTGTGTTGTGTTTAAAATCTCCATTTTGAAAAGTATAATCATGGTTTCTATATTTTAATTCATCATTACAATCGTGTCGTTTGATGCTTAAATATTTATATTCATTTAAATAATTCAACAAATCATAATAATAGTTTTCTCGCCAACTGTATCCACTGTGCTCAACTTCTACATTTGGAATGGAAGTATACATTGAAATAATGTCAAAACCATCTATTACTATACTTGTTCCATCCGCAATGCAGATTTTTAATATCATATCCATTTTATCACCTCGCTTTCACGATAAATTATAACACGTGAAAAACTAAACAAGAAAGGATAACAATAATGACTTTAAACGATAAAATCATATTTTACTTAATGGAAAACCCTAAAGCAACCAATTCAGATATCGCTAATTTCTGTGAAATACAAGAGAATCATGCAAAAGTAACCATTTCAAAATTGAAATCACGAGGGGATATTGAGGTTTCGGGACAAGGAGATAAACGTACTATCACCGTACTAAAAGAACCTGCTGTCAAATTGAACAAGAAAGAGCGGTACAATCGTCAATTGGACTTCTTAGAAGAGATTATGTTTTCCGATGTGGACCCAAAATATAGACTGGAAGCCTCAGCGCAGCATATAAGATTATTAAACAAATTATAGAAAGGAGTGATGGAGAGGTGAACAAAAGATATTTAAAAAGAAAAAAAAACAACATTCAACAAATTGAAGTCGGTCTTTACAAAAATTATGAAATTAAAGCTAAGTATGGAGCACCGGAAATTGACCTAGGCAAAGTTAAAAGAATTGTCATAGTCTTCTAAAATAATTTAACGCCTCATCTAAAGCCTCTTGGAAGCCAGGAGTACCAATATTAGAAAAATAATCCCTGATTTCATCTTCGCTTTTGCTTTCTGTTGGGAAATTACCATCTAGTTGAACATCATGAGCTAGATCGCCTAAAGGACTATTTTCGCTAAGGTAATAAGTTATTAAAAAATCATAAAAAGTCATCTGCAATCACCTTCAATCAAAAATAATTATATCACGTGAAAACCAAAACAAGAAAGGAGCAAAAACATGTCAGTAGAACATCAGCGTTTTGCGGTTGCAGTATACGCAAAACTAAAAGCAATAAATATGAAACAATCTGATTTAGCGAAGACATTGAATATTAGCAATCCGTATTTGTCAGATATTATAAACGGCAAGCGCGAAGCGTCGAAAGTTAGAAAAAACATCATTGAAATTTTAGAATTGGAAATTCACGAAAGGAGCGAATGAAATGGGTCGTCCTGTAAAGAACAAACATAGAGCTATAAATTTCTTGTATGGTGTTTGGACATTAGAAGAATTCGCACAAGCTAGTCCAAGAACTTACGGTTGGTGGTTAGATAACATAAAAGACTTTCCAGAGCTTGCAGAATTTAGCAATTGGGCTACGAAAAATCAACGTGAAGCGTGGGCATTTGATGCAGTAAAAGCGAATGATTGGCTGATTAAAAAATTTGTATATAAGGAGGTCTGAAAATGATTGATGAAGTCGAACTATTACTTGCCAAAATACGAAAATATGACCCAAATTTTTGTCCTAAATCAACGGGTAAATATTTACTCACAGAGCTTCAATCTCGGCATTTAGACCACGAAATAAAACACAAGAAGAGACCAAAGTACAAGCATAGATTTGCGAATTCGATTGAGCGGCATTGGTAAAAGAAAAACCCACAGCTATAAATAGTAAGTTAGAGCTTACTAAAACTGTGAGTTACGAAATAATATTTGTATTAATTATAGCACAGATGTGGAGATAAGAGAATGAAAAAATTTTTAAATGAACATGAAAGTAAGCTACTAGTATTTCTGTTTTGTTTCCAAGTCGGAGCATTATTATCAGTCACATATATTGTAGCAGAGTGGATTAAAATATTCTTGAAATGAGGTTTTTAAATGAAGTTATTACGATTTTTTGGGCTAATAAGTATTGATGAAAACGGAAATGAATATATTGAAAAATCAGATAGATACACATTGGTTTGTTTAGCTTTGACTGTGTTGATCGCACTTGTTGTAGGAATCGGTGGATTGATATTAAATGGCTGAATTAATAATGATTGTTGCTTTGATACTTCTATTAATGCTGCTTGCAAGGAATGATAGAGAATGAATGTAGAAAATCCGCTGATAGTTGATGATTACTGGGATGATGGATTTCGACACTGAGGAATGAGGCGAAGGCATGACACTAACAACAGAAACAATTAATAATTTAATCGGAATAAAAGAATCATATCAAGCGTCAGATGCGCTAATGAAAATTTTGTTTGATAGAGAAAAACGAGAAGAGATATTTAAGCAGTTTTTACAACATGATACGCATTTAGAAAAAGACTGGTTTCATGTTTATTTTGAAGAAGAGCATGCGAATAAAAAGAAATATGCACAAGATTTTACACCAACGGCAATAAGTAATGTTGCCTCACAACTGGTACGAGGATTAACAGACAGTCAGGGCGGAACAAGATTAGATGTTGCTGCCGGAACAGGTAGTTTAACAATTTGCAAATGGTATGAAGATTGCCTAAAATATTCGCCGTTTGATTATCTACCATCTATGTATTTGTATCAATGTGAAGAATTATCAGATCGTGCGTTACCTTTCCTTCTTTTCAATTTATTAATTAGAGGAATGAACGCAACAGTTATTCACGGTGATGCGCTAACAAGAGAAGCGAAACAAGTGTATTTCATTCAAAACGATAAAGACGATTTATTAAATTTTAGTTCTTTCAACATCATGCCCCACAGTGAAACCGTAGAGAAGGAATTTAATATTCATAAATGGCTAGAACCAGTTATCGAACATATAGAAAGCCCTCTTTCAGTAGCTGATAGATATTTAAATGAGTTAGAAATAGAGGACGAAGAAGCATCACAATTGAAACTTTTTTAGGAGGGAGAACATGACTAAGAAGCAAAAAGAAATACTATTTTGTGACTACTTTGAAGAGTGGGTCGAAGTGTATAAAGTTGGAGCAATTGCAAAAATAACACTAGCTAAATACTATAATGCAGCAAAACAACTTCGAGATTTATGCCCAAAACTTTTTATCTCAGATTTTGACAGACGAGAATATCAACGAATTATTAATGTTTATGCTGAAACACATGAGAAACAGACCGTAAAAGACTTTCATCATCATGTAAAAGCGTGCATTAAAGATTTGTTTCACGATGGATTAATAGATAAAGACCCGACTTATAGAGTTGTTATAAAAGGAGCAGAACCGACAAGAGCGAAAAAGCGGAAATTCTTACAGAAAGAGGAGTTATCGAAGTTATTACAATCACTCGATACGAGCCAAATTGGCTTCGGATGGTTCGTAATGCTCGTAGCTAAGACCGGGATGCGCTATGCCGAAGCTTTAGCCATTACTCCTGCTGATTTTGACTGGACAGCACAGACTATATCTATCAACAAGACATGGGATTACAAATATAACAAGGGATTTGCTAAAACAAAAACATTGTCGTCAGAAAGGACCATCAAAATAGACTGGCAGATTGTCGGACAGTTCAAACCGCTTATAAAAGATTTACCAGAAAACGAACCCATTTTCGTTGAAAAATTTGAAGACGGCACTTACAAACGTCAATTCAATTCAACCATCAACAATTTTTTAGATGCTAAATGCAAAGAGGCAGGCATTACACAGATTAGTTTTCACGCATTACGGCATACGCATGCAAGCGTGTTGCTTGCTGAAGGTGTTTCGATTCATACGATTTCAGCACGATTAGGACATGCTGACGTAGGTGTCACACAAGAAACCTATGCGCATGTGTTAGACGAATTACAAAAGAAAGATGATCAAAAAATGTTATCTGTTTTGATGCAGATTGCTTAGCGAGGTGATTAGATGCGAAAAAATTGGACGGATGAGGAAATTAGAGTCTTGCAGAATAATTACGAATACGTAGACACTGAAATAATAGCTAATTTTCTAGATCGATCGTACTACTCAATAAAAAACAAAGCGACGCGACTTGGGATAAGTAAAAATTATGATTGGACAGAAGATGATGATATTTATTTAGAGTATTTTGTTTATGAAAACGACGATAATATTGGCAATGCTGCCGAATTTTTAGGACGTACAAAAGAGGCTGTTTTAAACAGATTAGTGAAGTTAAGAAAAAGAGATTCTTCGGTAGCTTATATCAGACGGCCATGGACCAAAAAAGAAGATGAGTTACTAAAAAATAATTATATTATTATGTCGAATGACCAATTCGCTGAACGATTAAGAAGAACGAAAGCATCTGTATCAGGAAGAAAGGTACTGTTGGGACTGACAAACAAACACATGTCTAAAGAAGATGACAAAATGATTCGTCATCTTGGAAATCAAGGGTACACAATCAAAGAGATTTCAGCAGAAATGAATTTGTCTTATTGCTTAGTTAAAAACTATATAAGAAGTCACAAAATCAATTATAGAAGGGAATCAAAGAACGAGATGAACGGTTGGCGAAAAGAAGCAGATGCGACCTATTCGCATTATATTAACTCTAAAAAATCAAGGAGGAACAAGCATGAGATTTAAAGAAGGCGATAAAGTGCAATTTATAGAAAATAATGAACTTATCATTGGCACAATAAAACGTGTTAACAACGATGTTGGTTGGGTAGACCTGAAAGTTTCAGATTTAAGTTGGTTTTTCCGGAAATTAGAGGATGTCGTTAAGGTAAAAGAGCCGGAATTGATAGCCGTTCCTCGGTTTGCCGCGGATTGGATAAAACACTGTAAACAAAGAGAATACGATTTAGCTTGTTTGTTAGAATATGGCAATGCAGGTATACCTGATGAAATGTACGAATGGTTAATTTCATCAGCTGATAATCAAGAACTACTCGCCCGCGCATGGTTGGACGGCTACGAAGTCGAGAAAGAGCCAGTTTGGGTAGTAGAAAACGAAAACGGTTATCGATTACGTAGTATTACAATGAATCCAGGAAATTCACTAAACTGGTCTTTTGATAGTAAAAATAAGAATTATATTGAGTTTGAAGAGTTCGAGACAGCCAAAAAAGCTGCATATCTGGTTACTGGGAATGTTACTGAGATATAGATGTAGGAGGGAACGGAATGAAACAAGAAGAGTTAGACATCATATTAGAGAATCATGGGAAATGGCTCCTCAACGAAGGTGGCGAGAGAGCGAATTTAAGTAATATTGACTTAAAAAACACAAATTTAAGATTTGCAAATTTAAGACTTGCATATTTAAGGGGTGCAGATTTAAGTAATGCAAATTTAAGAGGTGCAAATTTAAGACATGCAGATTTAAGACGTGCAGATTTAAGTTATGCAAATTTAAGTTATGCAGATTTAAGTTATGCAAATTTAAGACGTGCAGATTTAAGTTATGCCGATTTAAATTGGATTAATTGGCGGGATGTTGTCGGTCTAACTGTAATAGCTGTACAAATTAATACTACGAGAAAAAACAATCAAATCACGTATATCAAAGAGCTAGAAATCTGGACGACTGGATGTTTTCAAGGAACTTTAGAAGAATTGAAAGATTCTATTGAGCAGACTCACGCTAGCAATGACTTTTTAAAACGTAGATACTATCGCGCGATTAATTATATTTTGACGGAAGCGGATTTTGAAGAGGATTTGGAGGAGGAAAACAATGAAATTTAAAAAAGGTAAAGCGAAGTTAGCGGAGAGAAACGAGGTGCAGACGTGAACTTTTTAGATCTATTCGCTGGAATTGGTGGATTTCGATTAGGGATGGAACGAAACGCAGAATTGAGAAGGGGAGAAAATTATGATTTACAAACATGAGGAAGCTCGACAATACCGCGAAATCAATTTCCTAGACCAGTTCCTAGAAGGTCACGATGGATTCATAGCGGGAGGCTGTTTTAAAAATATTTTTAATCATGAAAAAGTGAAGGATATTGACATGTTTTTCCGCAACGAAAAAGACCTAAATGACGCAATTCATTATTACACCGAGAAATGTGCTAGCGATGCAAACCATATTAAACTTGTGTATAAAACTGGTAAAGTCGTCGCCTTTATACACATTCCGTCAAAAACCCAATTAGAGTTAGTTCGCTCTGTTTTTGGGGAACCAGAAGAGGTTATTAGTAACTTTGACTTTACTGTTACCAAAGTAGCACGATACGTTGTTGACGGGGAGCATCGGATAGTAATTCATCCCCAATTTTTTGAACACTTACATCTCAAAAGGTTGGTGGTTGACAATACTCTTAATTTCCCGATATCGACATTTGAAAGAATTATTAGGTACGTAGGTTACGGTTATAAGCCTTGTCTCGAAACAAAGGCGAAATTGGTTGATGCAATCAATAGTATTCAGAACATAGATGAGAATGATTTTTCAAAAAGTCTATATGAAGGATTAGATTAAGGAGGAAAACAATGAAATTTAAAAAAGGCGATCTAGTAGAAGTTATTTGGCGTAGTGAGTTATATCGAGGCGCAGTAACGCAAGTTGTAGAAGTAACAAATGAAATAGTAGTTAAATTAGCTAAGAAGCCATCAATAGATTATTTATTTGAACAAAATCAAGTTAGCAAAGTCGAACTTGTGAAATTGCCGAAATTTGTAGCTGACGCAATCGACACCTTCCAAGATGAGGGAGACAGTCGCGCTGTAGCAATTGACTACGAGGTATATACAGATGAGTTGGTTAAAGAACTGTCACTAGATAGAAAAATGCGTGGGTGGCTGTGGGAGACGTCTAATCAAGAACTATTCGCACGAGCTTGGATGGGGGAGTATGAAGTTGAGCAAGAACCGCTTTATTACATCAAAGCGATAGATAGTTATTCCGGTTATGTCAATCTCAACCTAAAAACAGGTACCTATACTATGTCTACTAACGGGGAGTTCGATGGGTATAAAACTAAATTCACTGAATCAGAAATAAAAAATATAGACACACGATATTGGGATTTCGCTGTGCCTGTTGAAGAAGTGGAGGAGACAGAATGAAAATTAAAATAAACGAAGATTACGTAATTAGAAGCAGTCAATATCAATATGTATTATCAAAGCCAAAAGGACCAGATAAAAACGGAGCGGAACAATATAGTGATATTGGCTATTTTCCTACTGTAGAGAAAGCTTTAGACGCCTTTACTGAACATCACATCAGAACATCAGATATTAGTAGTTTTGAAGAATTGTCATACGAAGTGAAAATGGTAAGGGAATTGCTGACCGAGATAAAAAGTAAGTTGGAGGTACTCAAATGAGTAAAACACATGAACTAAAAATATTGTCAGAATACTTCTGGGACATCGCAGAAGGGCGAAAAACGTTTGAGATTAGAAAGAATGACAGAAATTTCCAAGTTGGAGATTACCTGATTTTAAAAGAATTTAAAGAGGAAAAACATACCGGATGGAAGATAACCGTAGAAGTTACCTACATCACAGATTATGAGCAAAAAGAAAATTATGTGGTGATGGGAATAAATCCATTGAAAGGGAAGGTGCAAGAATGGGAATAAATATTTCTTTATACAGTTATGATTATGAAGCACTTGTGGAAGGTATTAGTTACGATTTACGACGTATTGACTTGCATGACAAGATTCCTGATAGCTCTAAAAAGAGTTATTGGCAACTAGAAAGCCGATACGAATTAGTAATGGAGGTGGCGGAATGAAGCAAGGGCAATGGATGTTAAACGGTAGTTACGGCGGGCGATGGGAATCAATCACATATTTTGATACAAAAGATGAGGCTATCGAGCATGGTATCAACTTGTTAAAAAAGTATAATCACAACACGCATGACGAAAAAACTCGCAATCAAGTGATGAATGATTTAACTATATATTCATATTACAATGAACTGATTTATACTTTTTTTGTTGGTGAAATTGGGGAAATAGCGTTTCCAGACGAAACCGACAGTCTGCTAGAGAACATAGCAGAGCGAGTATATGAAGTGGCTGGGGAGTATTCTGAGGGCTATTTGGACGATGTAACAGAAGAACACAGAGAAGAATTACAGAGTTTTATCTACAGGCGGGCGAAACAGCGTGGTTATTTACCTGAGTGCTTCCTAATAAGGGAAATAGAAGAGATTGATATAAGAAATTTTGAAGAGGTGTCGGAATGATGTGCGAATTTTGTAATGTGGATGTAAATAAGAGGGTTAAGAATATAAGCGACGAGAACGACGAAATGCGGTTGAATAAAGCAAGTCAATTAGAAGTTGCAGCAGGCTGGCAACATGGATTTACTTATGCTGAATTTAATATTAAGTACTGTCCGATGTGCGGAAGGAGATTGGGACAATGGAAGGTATGAAAAAATGTAATTTATGTGGAGAGGTGTTCAAGAAATTTGACACTATTATATGTATTAGCGAACGTGATTATTTTCATCATTCTTGTGTGTCTTTTGCTCCAATAAAATATGCTGTTTTTGCAACTTCAAAAGCTGCCAATTATGACGATTTTCTAGGCACATGCGATGATGAAGACATTCAATTGGCGGAGATAGTGTTTGATGAGGGAGAGTATCTAAAGGAAGGCGAGGAAGACGATTGAATTTATTTGAAGAAGAACTAGCAGAAGCAAAGGAAATGGTGGCAAAACGCTCTACAGAGGAACTATTTGACAATTTAAAAGAAATGAATCTGGTCATTCGTGAACATACCTACGGAATACAAGTGATTCTTGATGAGCTTAATGCCCGAGAAAAACAAAATAAGGAGGAAAAGTGAATGGAAGAAAAAAGAATGGTAGAAATCAACGGAATTAAGATGGAAATGGACATGAGAACAGCGGTACGGGTGGATGAATTTAAAGTAGGAGACAACATCAAAGTGTTAGACAAGAACTACTCTAATCAAAAACTTTATGACGGAGTAATTGTAGAATTTTTAAACTTCAAAGATTTACCTACGATTCAAATTGCTTATTTTGAACGAGATTGGTCAGGGTCTGAAATTAAATTTCTAAACATTAATTCAGAAAGTGATTCTTATGAAATTCTACCAGCTTCAGCACACGAGTTTGAGTTAGAAAAAAGCGCAGTGGTAGAAAAAATGAAACTGGAAATTGAGTCTAAAAAAGAAGAAGCGGCAAGACTACAAAATAAATTGAACTGGTTCGAAAAATTTTATGGAAAGTATTTCGCGAAAGGTGAGCTGGAGTGAAAAACTATCACGTCATCTTTTCAGAGGAACTATATTTTGTAAAATATCCACTTCTCAATTTCACTAAATATGGGGTAACTTTCGAGGAGTTGAAAATATCTACTATCAAACGTCTAGGTAATGTTTTTCCCACATACAGAGTAGACAAACGTAATTATGAACTCAAACAAATTATTAAAGGTTCGAAATCAATAGACGAAATGACATATCGAATTAATAATCAAACAGATTTTTATATTGTTGTAAAGGAGGTTCTAAATTGACAAAACAAATCATCATCAACGAAGCTAACAGTTTACTTCACAGAAAAAGCAAAGAACTAAGTAAATCAATCATCAAAACGCCTAAAGATCTCGAACGTTTCGCGATTGGGCTTGATAAATTATCGCAAGATATGTGGGATTATAAAAATGAAGTGGAGGCGATAAAATGAGTATTCAAGCAGGCGATAAAGTAGAAGTTCAGGATAGAACAGGAGTGACTGATTTATGTGTTGATGGAGAACAGTTTTATGTTCTCATTAATAATGATGGGTTGCTAACTGTGCAAGATACTGACGGTTTTTCATCTTTTAATATTCCGTGTAGACAAGTGAAGAAAGTGAAAGAAGAGAGTCAGCTAATAAGTGAACTTTACAAAGAAGCTTATGATGTTGAATTCCGCTTGTATTTTGCTAATGTTTCAGATGCTACTAATTTTGTGTCAAAAGTTGAAAAACCTAAATTTGAACAGTCAATGGATGTGAAATGGTTTTCGGCAACAAACGGAAAAATAACTGCTACTGCATTTTTAAAAAAGGAGGACTAAAATATGACAACACTTTATTCCATTCAAGAAAAGTATCAACAGTTATTAAATTTAGCTGAGCAATTAGATCCAGAGGCATTAAAAGATACCCTTGAAAGCATTGAAGATGAATTAGAAACAAAAGCAGAAAATGTTGCGTTTGTTATTAAAGAATTAGAAGGGCAATCACTTATTTTAGATGTAGAAATTAAACGTTTATCAGAACGAAAAAACACGATTAACAATAATGTGAAGCGACTGAAACAATCACTACATGATGCTATGCTAGTTGCTAATAAGCAAAAAATAAAAACGAATCTATTTACATTAGATATTCGGAAAAACCCTCACAGTGTGTTTGTAGAAGATGAGAGTAAGTTAATTAATTATTTAGTTGAGCAACCTAAAAAGCTGGATAAAACTAAGTTAAAAGATGACTTAAAAAAAGGCATTGATGTACCGGGAGCTGTTTTGACTAAAACAGAAAGACTACAAATAAAATAAGGAGGGATTTCATTGGAATTTATTCAATCAGAAAAAATGAAAAGGTCGGAGTATTTTAATATTATGATTTATGCAAAACCGGGAGCAGGGAAAACAACGACGATTAAGTATTTAGAAGGAAAAACATTAATGTTGGATTGTGATGGTACGTCGAAAGTATTAAGTGGATTACCTAATATCACGATTGCGACATTAGATCCTCGAAATCCCGTACAAGATATGGCTGATTTTTATGGATATGCGAAGGCACATGCAGAGGAATATGACAATGTAGTAATTGATAATTTAAGCCATTATCAAAAATTATGGTTAATGTTTAATGGGAGAAATACAAAATCAGGTCAACCAGAACTACAACACTATGGAATATTTGACACACATTTAATAGATTTGATTTCCGTGTTTAATAATTTATCAAACACAAATATAGTATATACAGCTTGGGAAAACACGCGCCAAATACAGATGGAAAGTGGGCAACTGTATAATCAATTTTTGCCTGACATTAGAGAAAAGGTAGTTAATCACGTTATGGGAATTGTTCCTATAGTCGCAAGATTAATAAGAAATCCTGAAACAGGTCAGAGGGGTTTCTTACTCACAGAAAACAATGGTAATTTTGCAAAAAATCAGCTAGATAATAGAGAGTTTGCCTTGCAAGAAAACCTATTCCAAATTGGTGATGTTGATGTTAAAGCTTAGAGAATATCAAAAAGAAATTATAAATGATGTAAAGGGGGCTTTTTTACAGGGATATAACAGACCGTGCGTTGTTGCTCCCTGCGGTTAGGTGCTGGTAAATCGGTTATTTTATCAGAAATAATTCGCATGACAACTCACAATAAAAATAATGTTCTTTTCCTAGTTCACAGAAAAGAATTGATTGACCAAATTAGAAATACACTCACTATGAATGATGTCGATATGAATTTTGTCAATTTGGGGATGGTTCAAACTGTTGTTAGACGTTTAGAAAAAACTTCCGAGCCAGCTTTAATCATTATTGATGAAAGTCATCATGTGCTAGCAAACAGTTATAAAAAAATAATCAATCACTTTTCTAATGCTAAAGTGGTCGGATTTACAGCAACGCCAGTGAGAATAAATGGGGGTGGTTTAGGAGATATAAACGATATGTTAATCGAAAAGGTTAATGTGAAATGGTTAATTGAAAATCAATTCTTAGCACCTTACAAATACTTTGCGCCCGAAATCGTTCAAACAGAAACATTAGAAATCAAACGAACTGGCGAGTTTGACATGACAGGACTTGATGATCAATTCAATAAAAGAATGATTTGGGGAGATGTCATCAAACATTATCAAAAGTTAGCAAACGGAGAACAAGCAATACTTTATGCCTCTTCTCTTTATCAAAGCGAAAAAATGGCAATGAGTTTTGCATCAGTAGGCATTACATCCGCACATATTGACGGGAAAACACCTAAATCCATTCGTGATGACATTATACAACGATTTCGAGAAGGCAAAATAAAGGTGCTTTGCAACTTAGATTTAATTGGTGAAGGATTCGATGTTCCAGACTGTTCTACTGTGATTATGCTACGACCAACACAGTCACTATCACTGTATATCCAGCAATCAATGCGAGGTATGCGATACCGAACTGGTAAAACAGCTATTATTATTGACCACGTTGGAAATGTCAATCGCTTTGGTTTGCCAGACATGGAACGAAAATGGTCCTTAGAAGCGAAAAAAGGAAGTAACAGCAACAAAGCAGAAGCACCTGTAAAAATTTGCCCTGACTGTTTTATGACAGTTTTATCTACTAATATAAAATGCTCGCATTGTGGACATGAATTCAAAGTAGAAGTAAAACCAATGCGAGTTGATGAGGCAGCAGAGCTACAAGAAATAACAGAAGCAGTTTTTAAAGTGAATTATAGTAGTCCAAGCGAATGTACGAACATGAAAGAATTATATGAATATGCAAAAGAACACAATTATAAAAGAGGATGGGCATTCCATCAAGGAAAAGCAAGAGGATTTATCAAATAAAAACGAAAGAAGGAATTTAAAAATGTTTAAAGTAGATCATAATGATGTTTTCACAAATGGAGTAGAAAATGGTACGTATGAGGTGGTTTTATACAACGCAAATGAAGATGCGACAAAAAACGGAGCGGAGTTCATTAATATTGATTTAATTATTCGTAATGATGTAAATCAAAAATTCCAGAATGCGCATATTTTTCACCGAGTATGGAAAGCAAAAGCAAAAAATGAATATAGTCAAACGGCATTAAATACAATCGCTAAAGCAATCCAATTACCCAACGGCAAAGATTATAATACATTGGATGAATTATTAAAAGACCTGTTAACTAAGACGTGCCAAGTTACTGTGAAAAATGAAGAGTCTGAGCATAATGGTCAAATTTATAAAAATTTAAATGTGAAAGCATGGGCTGAAAGTAAAATTACCGGACCATTACAACATGTATTTAAAAAGAAAGAAGCTGAACCTATGCCAGAAATAAACGAGAGTAATCTACCGTTCTAAGCAATGAGAGGAGCGCACAAACGTGTATGAACAAATTCCGGACGAATTAAAAAAATTAAAACAATGGTGCGCTTTTCAACTTGTTTGGGATGAAGAGCGTGGCAAAAACAAAAAAATACCGATGAACGCAAACAACGGTTCATGCGGTAATAGTGTAGACGAGCGAACATGGGCAGATTTTGAAACTGCCCTTGATTCCCTCGAAAAATATCAATTTGATGGGTTAGGTTTTTACTTTAAGAAACCATATTTCGGTGTGGATATTGATGATATAAAGGATGAAATTGAAGATTACCTTTATGGTAATACAGAAAATATTGCTGGTGAATTTATTCAAACATTGTCTAGTTACACAGAATACAGTGTGAGTGGGACAGGAATTCATATTATTGCAAAAGGCAGTTTTCCGGAAGGTGGTCGGCGTAAAGGAAACATCGAAATGTACCCGGACGGTCGATTTTTCGTTATGACAGGTCAAGTAATTGATAACTACAGACAAGTCAATGAAGCGACGTCTGCAATACAATATTTGCATACGAAATACATTGGGACTAATGAAGTAAGACAAATAAATAATTTACAATCTACAGTTGATTTGCCTGTAAGTGATATTATTCAACGTGCTGAACGAAGTAAACAAGGCGCACAATTTAAAACGCTTTACGATGGATTATGGGATGGACTATATCCCTCACAATCCGAAGCAGACTTAGCTTTTGCAAATATGCTGGCATTTTGGACAGGATGTAATGCAGAAAAAATGGACGAAATTTTCCGTTCAAGTGGTTTGTATCGAACAAAATGGGACCAAAAACGTGGAGCGCAATTATATGGAGAAATGGTTATTAATAAAGCAATAACTAATACCTCTGAAATTTACCAACCTGGCAGTGAACTAGAAGGATATTCTATTTCTATCAAAAATCAGAATAATACAGCACGTAAAGTATATGGGCTGGATGATACTGGTAATGCAGAACGTTTTCGTGATAAATTTCATGATATTGTCCGTTTTTCGTATATTAACAAAGGGTTTTACTACTACGATTCAAAAGTGTGGAAATACGATAATATAGGAGCTGTAAAAACACTTGTCGATGATGTAATTAAAGATATGAAAAGCGAATTTGCTTACATGGATAATGAATCAGATGCAGAAAAAGCGTTCATGAAGCACTTAAAAGCAACTAGAAGCAATAAAGGAAAAACGAACATGTTGAAAGAAGCGCAACATTTAATGCCAGTTTTGCCCGAAGAATTCGATCGCTACAAATATTTTTTGAACACACAAAATGGATATATCAATTTGCAAAATGGTGAGCTTATCAATCATGATAGGCAAAAAATGTTTACAAAAATCAGCAACATCGAATATACAGATAAAATTGACGCACCACTTTGGCAAGCGTTTTTAAATGATATTTTTGCAGGCGATAAAGAGTTAATCAATTATATTCAAAAAGCAGTCGGTTATTCTCTCTCTGGATCTACATCGGAGCAAGTAATGTTTATCCTTTTCGGAAATGGACGTAATGGGAAGTCTGTTTTTCTCGACATTATCAATGACATTTTCGGTTCTTACGCAACAAATATACAGCCGCAAACAATCATGGTCAAACAGCAATCCAGTAATGCAAATAGTGATATTGCCCGATTACATGGAGCCAGGTTTGTTACAACCACTGAACCAAACGAGGGTGTGCGTTTAGACGAAGGACTAGTTAAACAGCTCACAGGTGGCGACAAGGTCACTGCACGACACTTGTATAAGGACGAATTCGAGTTTACACCCGAATTCAAAATCTGGATGGCAACCAACCATAAACCAATTATTCGAGGGAGAGACGATGGAATTTGGCGGCGATTACATTTAGTACCTTTCACAGTAAAAATACCTGACGAAAAAGTAGATAAACAGCTAAAATATAAACTTCGCAGTGAATTGACTGGGATATTGAACTGGGCTGTAGAAGGCTTCCTTAAATGGCAAAGGGAAGGCTTGGGAATGCCGAAAGAAGTTGAAAATGCTAGCTCTGAATATAAATCAGAAATGGATGTTATTACCGCATTTATCGAGGATTGTTGTGATGTTGGAGAGAAGCAAGAAGTAGACGTAAAAGTTTTATATGAAACATATCGAGAATGGGCAAAGGATAACGGACAATACCTAATGAGTAATACAAAATTTGGAAAAGAGTTGGGATTGAAGTTTGAAAAGAAAAAAACAAATTCAAGAAGAAAGTATATTGGTGTTGCTCTCAATAAAGAATATTTTAAAATCAATATGAATTTTTAAAACAGGGCAGGTTTGAACCAACTTGCCCTGCATCAAATACATTGCGCCAGAACAGGTTACATGATTTTTATTCTTTTTAAGGGCAGGTTTGGATCTTTTTTCAAAAACTTCTCTATAAATTTTCACTAGTAATACTTTTCTTATTTTACTACTAACCTGCCCTGTTAATAAAAAAAGTATCAATAAAGTAAGTAATAGCAATGGGTTTCGAACAGGGCAGGTTTGAACCAACTTGCCCTCAACCTGCCCTAACTTGCCCTTTTTTCACCAATTTGACCAAAGGAGTGATTAAATGACAGCAGAAATGGATATACAGAATTCTATACGTTTAGAACTTTCCCGCCATGGGCATTATGTTTTCAGAGCCAATGTGGGCAAAGTTAGAATGCCAAACGGACGAATATTTGATACAGGATTACCGAAAGGTTTTCCAGATTTATTCGGATTTCGCGGAACAGATGGAAAAATGTTTTTTATTGAAGTGAAAAATGAGATAGGGAAGTTACGACAAGAACAGAAAAACTTTCAACAAGCGATGGAAATAACGCCAGCTATTTGTGGAGTAGCAAGAAGTGCTGCAGAAGCCGTGCGAATTGTGGAGGAGGGGTAAAATGAAGCTAAGAGATATTACAAACAGTAAATGCGATGTTCGGGAGTATATGAATGTTGATTTTCCAGATTGGCTTTTAGAACAACTAAAGGACGAAATAGATTTTGATATTATTGAGGCGTTAAAAGAGTATGCCGTTATTTATGTGAAGCATAATGCGCTGGAAAAAGAAATAGAACCTTTTGATATTTATAAAAAAGTAGAGGAGGGGTAAAAAATGAAGAGCGACGATTAAAGATGTGATGAATTTAGAGACCAAGGCAGTCAAAATAAATGGGAAGACTGCACGGGTTTATCAGAAGTGTTAATTGTGTATTTATTAGGAAATATTCTGACAATGGTGACAAAAAATATGTAACCCAGAGCGAAAAACGTAACTTCCAAAAATCGCATAGTACCAGTAGCAAGACACGTAAAAGTTACAAGTTACATTTTTTTCTTAATAAAAAGTATATATATTTATTTATATTTAAGAAAAGAGTACAAAAATAAAAACTTTTTCGCCGTTTTTTTGTAACCGAGTGATTTTGAAAATCGTGGAGAGATAACAATGTTCAGTCATATTCAAAAATTTATAAACAGATGGAAATTTAATCAAGGATGTACATTGAAGCTATGAGTCTTGATGCGACAATTCCATTAAACAAGGAGGAAAAACGAATGAAAATATATCACACAGAAACACAAGAAGATTTTGATGCATTGTTGGGAAAATTGAAAAATGAAGGGTATAGCTGGTTTTTCGGAGAGGTTATTCCGTCATATGACTCGGAGCTTTGGGAACGGAATAAGCAAAATACTGTTGTGCATATAGAGGAAGAAGGAGCAAGTTGTGGGAGTCTTTCTTATGCTAAATATTTACACCCCAACACACCAATCGAAAAATACAAAGTGAAACAAGACGAAGTTTCAAAGTGGTTTGATAACACCGCAAATGCCATGAAAGCATTTGCATCCAATGGAGTATCTATGAAAAAACAAAATACTGACAACGTAAACAACCCATCACATTACACAGCAGGCGGTATTGAAACACTTGACTACATTAAAGCAAAAGTAAAGGATTATCCGTCATATGCTGTAGGAAACATACTTAAATATGTTTCAAGATACGAGCACAAGAATGGCATTGAGGATTTAAATTCAGCGCAATTCTATTTGAATGATTTGATTGAATGGATGGAGAGTGATTGTAAATGAATCGGTTTGAAAAAGATAGATTAAGAACAAAGGCAAAGAATATAATCGAGGCAATGCTGGTGTATTTACTATTGTGGCTTTTTAGTATAGTGATACCAATTATGGGTGTTTGGGCACATCTGATTTGGAGTAATTCATTTACGTTATTTATTAAAATTAGTACATTGACTATTTGGTCTATAGAAACGGTAGTCGTAGGGGCTTTACTTGTGAGTTCTTATATAACAGTTAAAAAGTATGTAAGTCAAATAGTCGCAGAAGACTAGCTAAGTTGAATGAGAGGAGAGTGATTGAATGTTTAAAACATTAAGTTCGTTTTATTTTTCTATGATTTTCATTACCGTATTATTGCGCGCTTTCGGCTTTCTTAGTCTTGCAGAAGCAGAATTTATTTTACTATTAATCATTTCTCTTGTCATGGTTGAGGATATGAATGGGAGTCGTAAATGACAAGTGACTCTTCGCCTTTACAAGTATTGCTAAAATATAAAAAAATGGGGCTGGTTGACAATGGAGGAATATGTAAATATCAGTTTAGATAAATATGAAAGGTTAAAAATGTTTGAAAATGATAAATACGAAAAAGATGCTAAGGAATTTCTAAAAAAGTTTACTAACTTCACAACGATATTTGGAAATCAAAATGAAGAGTATTACACGGCGCATGTCAACAAGGAAGAACTGAAAAAACTAATTGAACAAAGACTAGGCAAAACGTGTGAGATAGAATTTTATTAGGAGAGTGATTAAATGTCAAAGCGATTACGTAAAGCACAATATAAACTTATTGAAGATGAATTAAAATTTTATCATTCTACTAAAAAAGAATTGATGGAAAAGGAAGTTAATGTAACACTGGGCGCTTGGCATAGAGAATACATTGACGAGAACCAAGGTGGTGGCAGTGCGGGGAATATTAGTAATGAAGTGGAAGATCGTGTGATGTTACTGCAAATGGATAAAGAAATAAGTAGATTAAAGAATATTATAAATGCAATTGAGTCTGTACTTAATAGATTAAATGATGAGGATAAACAATTGATTCAGTTTAGATACTGGGACAGAAGCAAACCAACTTGGGTATGGATTGCCAGTAAGTTGAATATGGACGAGAGTACAGCTAGAAGAAGAAACAAAACAATCATCCTTTCAATAGCTGAAAGATTAGGATATTAAAATATATTGCCCGTTTAACGCCCGTTTTGAACTGTTTTTATGAAGTAAAATGATAGAGTAGAGAAGTGAAGATGATTACAAATAAAATAATATATTAAGTCTGCACTTCACTTCTCGTTTATAATCTTATGATGACATAGCAGGAGGTTGCTATGTTGCCTGGCAGAGGCTTTGTATCTGATCGTTGGTCTTGATGGGAGACGCATCTCATTCCAACCTCACTAGTCCCAACAAGAGACACCTTCTTGTTCAATCTCAATACTCGTGGCGGAATAGGTAGACGAAGCACAGGATAGAACTAATGTGGCTAAGACATACGTTTCTTAGCTTAAAACTCCTGTAAAACAAACAAACTAATTAGTTCATGTAAGGTGCAAATCCTTGCCGAGTATATATTAAACCACACACACCTCTTGACAATGTGGAACGGGTCCTGTGTCTAGTGACGGAAATTCATTCCGGATTCGACTGGATGAAATACAAAGTATTGACGAATACTACCGTAGAAGTATTCAGGTCTCATAACTACGGATACATAGAACAATGAAGTCCAGCACATTGCGTGTTGGGCTTTTATATAGGGGTGGATTAATGCTAACACAAGCAGAACGTCATACATTCTATAATACATAGAACAATGAAGTCCAGCACATTGCGTGTTGGGCTTTTATATAGGGGTGGATTAATGCTAACACAAGCAGAACGTCATACATTCTATAAGTCAAAGGAATGGGCAAGCATACGTAAAGAAGTATTAAAGCGTGATAACTATGAGTGTCAAGAGTGTAAGAGGCAAGGAAAGGTGTTTACTGATTATCATGAACCAGACAAGCATAAAAGACTCGATGTGGACCATATCAAGGATTTAGAACACCATCCAGAACTTGCGCTTGATATAGATAATCTCACTACTCTGTGTGTAAAATGTCATAACAAAAAACATAATCGCTTTCAATTTAGAAGGAAAATAAATAAATGGGTGAACGACGAACGTTGGTGATACCCCCGGGTCAAAGGTTTGCACTTTAATTTGGCTCTGGGGAACGGTGTGGGGGTCTTCTCCGCAGAAATATTAAAAAGTCTCATGAAGGAGGGAGGGCTTGAAGTGGAATATAACATAAAGAAGTTAGAAAAAGAATTGTTATCTAAGATTGATACTACTAGTCAGAAAGAGCTTGAAAAAGTCAATCGCTATATTAATTTAATACGCATATATTATGAGTTAGATAAAAGCATTGAAATGGATGGAGCAGTCGTTGTCACTGAAAACGGCTCGCAAAAATTCACGAAAACTAATCCAGCAATACAAGAAAAAAATCGAATTAATACTTCATTATTATCTATTGAGCGTTCTTTTATATTCAAAGGCGAAAATGATAAACAAGATGGTAGTGACTTGATATGATATCAAATAAACATGTCGATAACTATATACAGTCGTACGAAAGCGGGAAAATACTACTCAATAAAGAACGTGTAGACTTGATAAATTACTTACAAGAACATGTTCTTAGTAGAGATGATATATATTTTGATGAGACGCAAATAGAAAATTATATTGCTTTTAGCGAAAAATGGTATTTCCCTTTAGACAATTGGGAGAAGTTTATTGCACCATTTATTTTTTTATATTTTAAAGAAGACAATGAGCTTTTTTATGAAGAGTTCTTTATAACACTTGGTCGTGGGGGCGGAAAAAACGGCTTTATTAGTACATTATCTAATTATTTTATAAGCCCTTTGCACGGAATCAATAATTATGATGTCTCTGTAGTAGCCAATTCCGAAGATCAAGCGAAAGTTAGTTTCAAAGAAGTATTTAATACAATAGACGGAAATCCTAAATTGGAAGGCAGCTTTGACGCGTGGAAAGCACAGATTATTGGCAAAGGAACCAACAGTGTTTTTAAATTTCAAACGTCAAATGCAAAAACTAAAGATGGTGGTCGTGAAGGCTGTGTTATTTATGATGAAACACATGAATATGAAGATAGACAAATAATTGATGTATTCTCTGGAGGACTTGGCAAAGTCGCAAATCCCAGAGAATTTTTTATTGGCACTAATGGATTTGTGAGAGCGGGGTTTTATGACAAGTTGGAAGAACGCAGTAAAGCAATTTTAAGCGGCGAAAATCTTAACGATCGCATGTTTCCTTTTATTTGTAAGCTAGACGATCCGGCAGAAGTCAAGAATGAAGCTATGTGGGAAAAAGCAAATCCTGCTTTTGAAAAGCCATTAAGTCCTCGTTCTAAACGCTTACTAAATAAAGTTAGAAAACAATATGAAGCATTAACGAATAATCCAAGCGGCAGAGAAGCATTCATGACTAAACGAATGAACCTTCCAGAAGTAGACTTGGAAAAGGTAGTAGCACCGTGGGAAGATATTCTCGCAACTAACCGAGAAATGCCAGAACTCCAAAACCGAGCTTGTATTGGTGCATTTGACTATGCAAGCGTTAAGGACTTCGCGGCTGTTGGATTGCTGTTCCGTGTGGGCGATGATTATATTTGGAAATCACATTCATTTGCTAGAAAAGGATATTTGGATATCGCAAACCTTAAACCGCCCATCAAAGAATGGGAAAAGCAGGGATTACTGACCATTGTAGATGAACCTACAATCGACCCTCGTCATGTGGTCAATTGGTTTGTTGAAATGCGGGAAAATTACGGTATTCAAAAGGTCATTGGGGATAACTTCCGAATGGATCTTATGCGCCCGCTGTTTGAAGCAGAAGGATTCGAACTGGAGATTATTAGAAATCCACGTGCAGCTCATAGTTTGCTAGCTCCGCGAATTGAAACTTTATTCGCAAATCATCGCATTGTGTTTGGCGATAACCCTTTGATGCGCTGGTATACGAACAATGTAGCGGTGAAAATCAAACCAGATGGTAATAAAGAATACCTGAAAAAAGACGAGCATAGGCGTAAAACAGATGGATTTCAAGCATTTGTACATGCTCTATGGCGTGCGGATGAAATAGAAGACCTTGATGTAGATGAAGTTTTAAATATGCTTAATGCCATTACGTTTTAGGAGGTGATATATTGGGATTTCTTTCGGAGATATTTAAACGGAACAAAGAAATTGAGTGGATGTGGGATTTAGAGTTTTTAGAAGATAAAACAACAAAGGTTTATTTGAAGAAAATGGCTTTAAATACGTGTGTAAAACATATAGCACGAACGATCGCCAAATCTGATTTTAGATTGAAAAGTGGAGAAAGCAGTGTACGAGACGGATTGTATTATAAATTAAATGTTCGTCCAAATACAGATATGAGTTCGAGTTCTTTCTGGGAAAAAGTGATCTATAAATTAATCTATGATAACGAGTGCTTAATCGTCCTTTCAGATACGGACGATTTTTTAATTGCTGATAGTTATGTTAGAAAAGAGTTCGCGCTTTATCCGGATGTTTTTGAAGGGGTTACGGTGAAAGATTATCGTTATAATCGTAATTTTAGTATGGATGATGTGATTTTTCTGGAATATGGAAATGAGCGACTAGCTGCATTTACTGATGGCATGTTTGAGGATTACGGTGAGTTATTTGGTCGCATGATTCGGGCGCAAATGCGTAACTTCCAAATTCGTGGAACTGTTAATTTTAAAATGGCAGGTATTGCGGATGATGAAAAACAAAAAAAATTACAGACTTACATCGACAAACTGTATGCTGCATTTAACAATAATGAGATTGCCATCGTTCCTCAACTAGAAGGCTTTAACTATGAAGAGTTTGGAACGTCTAGCGTCAATAGTAGCCAAAATTTTGATGAGATCAAAAAACTTCGAAAAGAAATGATTGATTATGTAGCTAGTATTCTCGGCATTCCCTCTGCTCTGCTACATGGGGATATGGCAGATTTGAGTAATAATATGAAAGCATATATGGAATATTGTATTGATCCTCTCACTAAAAAGCTAGAAGATGAATTAAACGCTAAATTATTTACTTCCAACGAGTTTTTAGCGGGTGAACATATCAAAATCATACACAAAAAAGACATTATAGAAAATGCAGAAGCTGTAGATAAGTTGGTTGCCTCTGGTTCATTTAATCGTAATGAAGTTCGAGAATTATTGGGCGCTGAACGAGTAGATAATCCGGAATTAGATAAATATTTAATTACTAAAAACTATCAGTCAGCAGATGAAGGAGGTGAGAATGAATGACGAAAATTGAAGTCAAAGGTCCTATTATTGGAAATGATGACAAATGGATTTATGATTGGCTGGATATGGAAGCTACGTGTGCAAAAGATATCAATGAAGCCTTGGCAAATGCGTCAGGTGAAGTTGAAGTTTGGATAAATAGCAATGGTGGAGATGTGTTTGCTGGTAGTGAAATTTATACAGCATTAAAATCATACAATGGAAATGTAGTTGTAAAAATTGTTGGAATGGCGGCAAGCGCAGCATCTGTAATTGCGATGGCTGGAAATGAAGTATTAATTTCTCCAACTGGTCAAATGATGATTCACAATGTTCAGTATGGTGGGAGAGGTGATTATAGAGAGTTAAAAAAAGCCTCCGAAATTGCTCAAAATGCCAATATATCCATTGCTAATGCTTATCAGCTGAAAACGGGAAAAACATTAGAAGAACTGTTAAATATGATGGGAGAAGAAACATGGCTAAATTCTCAACAGGCTGTAGAGCTAGGATTAGCAGATGGTGTGATGTTTCAAGAAAATAGCGAAACGCCAAAATTAGTAGCAAGTACAGGCGGCATGTTAGCACAAGCTACATTGGATAAAGTAAGGGGGCTGAAAGATACTAATGGTACACAATCAATTTTAGAAGTATCTGTATCGGCGGAACAAATTCAAAGCATTGTAGAAGATACAATTGCAAAATTAAAAAATGAAGTGATACTTGATGGGAAAACTTTGAATCAACATATCGCTGAACAAGAAAAGGAATCGGAAGAATCGGAAGAGTCGGAAGTGAATGGACTCAAACGGTTTCTTTTTTAATACCCAAAAATAGGAGGAAATAAATTATGACTATCAAATTAAAAAACAACCTCGCGAATTACGAGGAAAAACGGACAGCTTTTGTTAATGCTGTTAAAAACGAAGACACGCAAGAAATTCAAAATAAAGCATATGTGGAAATGGTAGACGCGATGGCAGCTGATATCATGGAACAAGCTAAGAAAGAAGCACGTCAAGAAGCGGACGCATATATTTCAGCTAGCCGAACAGACAAAAATATCACGAATGAAGAAATTAAATTCTTCAATGATATTAATAAAGAGGTTGGATATAAAGAAGAAACATTGCTACCACAAACAGTCGTTGATGAAATCTTTGAAGATTTAACAACTGAGCATCCTTTCCTTGCATCTATTGGAATGCGCACGACTGGTTTGCGTACTAAGTTCTTAAAATCCGAAACTAGCGGGGTAGCGGTTTGGGGTAAAATCTTCGGCGAAATCAAAGGTCAATTAGACGCTACGTTCAGCGATGAAGAATCTATTCAAAACAAGCTAACTGCTTTTGTAGTGGTTCCTAAGGATCTTGAAAAATTCGGTCCAGCATGGGTTAAACGCTTTGTTGTTACTCAAATTGAAGAAGCGTTTGCTGTTGCACTCGAAAGTGCGTATATTGTTGGGGACGGTAATGACAAACCCATCGGCTTGAATCGTAAAGTTGGGAAAGGTAGTACGGTAGTAGATGGCGTATATGCTGAAAAAGCAGCTACTGGTACACTAACGTTTGCTAATCCAAAAACAACTGTGAATGAATTGACAGATGTGTATAAATACCACTCTGTTAAAGAAAACGGACATCCATTAAATGTTGCAGGTAAAGTTACGTTACTAGTCAATCCGACAGACGCATGGGATGTTAAGAAACAATACACAAGCTTAAATGCGAATGGTGTATATGTTACGGCACTTCCATTCAATTTGAACATTATCGAATCGTTGTTCGTTCCAGAAAAGAAAGCCATTTCTTATGTGGCAGAACGTTACGATGCACTGATTGGCGGACCATTGGACATTGGTACTTACGATCAAACGCTTGCCATTGAAGATCTCAACCTATATGCTGCAAAACAATTTGCATATGGTAAAGCAAAAGATGATAAAGCTGCTGCTGTGTGGACACTAAATATTAATCCAGCAGAACAAACTCCGGAAGGGTGATTGTAAATGGCTAAGTTCAAAGTGTTAAAGAAATTTAAGGATAAAGAAACCAGAGAAGTCTATGAAAAAGGAACAGAAATTGAATTGACTGTGAAACGTGCAGATGAAGTCTCTGATAATTTGGGAACTTCTTTTTTAAAGCGATTGGATGAACCAAAAAAAGACAAGAAAAAGTAGGTGCTGTGCATGGAAGTATCAGATGACCTTCTTAAAAAATTTAAAGAGCGTATGCATATTTCTCACAATAGCGAAGATAGCAATTTAAAAGAGTTGCTATCTTTTTCTATTGCTGATTTACAAGAAAAATGCGGGCTGTTTAATGTAGATGAACATGTTAGGGCAAGAGAATTGGTCATTGATCGTACTAGATACGCGTATAATGATTCGATAGAATTCTTCAATGAAAACTTTCAATCACAAATAACTAGCTTAGGTTTCTCTCTCTATGTAGCTGAAAGTGGTGAATCTGATGAAGTTTCAGTTTAAACCTCAAAAAGTTCAGAGCGGGGATTTACGTACTCCGGTTGTTTTTTTTGAATATCAGCCGGCAAGTGGTCCTGAACCAGGTGAAATAGAAAAGATTACCCTTTTTGAATGTTTTGCAGAAGTTTATAAACCATCCATGAAGGACTTAGAAATTTTACATGGCACGGGAACAAAAGAAGCTGTCACAATTAATATTCGAGACACTAAAGGTGAGTATACAGTTAGTAACAAACATTATGTAGAAATATTAGATTATCGTTATTTGGGCAAAAGATTTAATGTGATTGATGTTAGCCCAGACTTGCAAAATAATCGCTTTGTAAATATACTTCTGGGGGTTCAAACATGAGTGTAGAAGTTACTGGAGTAGAAGAGTTGGAAAGACAGTTAGTCAGTTTATTTGGACGAGAAAACTTGCCGCAATTAGTAGACCCTGCTTTAATTGCAGGTGCTACTCTTGTAGCAAAAACACTTGAAAGTGAATTTGTTCAATTTAAAGACACAGGTGCATCGATTGATGAGATTAATATAGAAAAACCTTCGTATGACAAAGGGGTAAGAAGTATAAAGATTGACTGGAAAGGTCCTAAAGACAGGTACAAAATAATTCATCTCAACGAATATGGTTATACAAGGAATGGTAAAAAAATCACACCAGCAGGAACAGGTAGTATTGCGAGATCACTAAGAATATCTGAAAGAGCTTATAGGGCAATTGTACAGAAGAAAATAGGTGATAAACTATGATTGATATTTTGAATGTCATATATACAACATTAAGTAAAAACGATATCATTCACACTACTTGCGAAGAGAGAATTAAATATTATGATTTTCCAGGCACAGGTGATTCTACAAAAACCTTCTTGTTAATAATACCTTTAGATGTTCCAATACCAACTAATTTTTCCAGTAATGAATCCAGGATGGAAGATTTTTTAGTACAAATTGATGTGCAATCTAACGACAGATTAATAGTAAAAAAAATACAAGACGAAGTTAGAAAAGAAATGAAACAAATAGGATTTGGACAACTCGCTGGTGGTTTAGATGAATATTTTCCAGAAACAGGGCGATTTGTAGATGCACGAAAATATAGCGGATTGCCCTACAAACTATATCAATAAAAAATAATAGGAGTGAAATAAATGATTACAACAATCGGATTTGAAAAAGCAACTTTTGGAATTTATGATGAAAAAGACGAAAAGGTAACAGAAAAAGTAGAAGTAAATGGTAAGAATAAAAAAGGTGGTACGGTTGAAGCTGATATTTCTGGTCTTGATGCTGAAGCTATTAAAGTTTTCGCTTCGAACGGTCCATACTACATTTCCAAAAAAGGTTCTGGCGATGTTAAGCAAACAATCGGTATCATGGAACTTCCATTTGAATTAGGACAGAAGTTATTAGGTCGTCAAAAGAATGCAGATGGTATTGTAACTGTAGGGAAAAACACTGCTCCACCATATGCGTCATGCGTGATGGAAAGTGAAACGTTGCGAGGGGAGCCGGTGTTCTTTGCTTTATTAAAAGGAAAATATGGACAAGATGACGTTAAATTAAACACATCTGAGAACAAACCAAAGGAACCTGAAGCAACTAGTCTCACTGGTGAATTTGTTTATAATGATGCTGGGGACGTTTTCGCGATGGCTGTGGGCGAAGAATTCCGAGATAAAATTTACAACATGGCTTTTCCTGGTTTTGTTGAAACACCAGTAGTACCAGAAGGATAAAATATTTTAAGAGTAGGTGAAATCCTACTCTTTTTTTGTTGACCAAAATCATAAAAAAGGTGGAGAAAATAGTGATTAAACTAGAAATATTTAATAAAAAAGAAAAAAAGAAAGAGCTGTATGAGAGAGAAGATACATCTGTAATTGAATTAGAAGAATATTGGAAACTACAAGAAAAAATTAGAGAATACATCAATACTTCTGATGATCCAAAGAAAACGACAATTTTGGAAATGCAATTAAAATTTATTGTGAAATTATTTGATGATGAAAACATTACAATAGATTTTCTTAAAAAAAATATTCCTTCGAAGAAATTAAACGATACATTGGTGTCTGTCTTTCGGGAGATTTCACCAGATGAGTACGAGGATGAAGATGGTGGAGATGAGGAAGCAAAGTAATAACGCTTACCGAGTTTTTGTCCGATCTCGATGCAATTAGGCGTTACTGCATGAAAGAGTATGGCTGGACAATTCGAGAAACAGATAATCAAGAGTATAAGAAGTTATGTCGTCTGATAATCGAAAAAGAAGAAGCAAAATCAGAAAACAACAAAGTTTCACTTGTTGACTTTGTATCACAATATCAAGATGTCAATTTAGGGAGGGGGTAAATAATGAATAAACTTCAAGGATTGTCGATTAACCTAGACCTAGATGCTACTAGAGTGGACGAGGGAATGAAAGGGTTGAAGCGGACCCTCGGCTCTGTGAATAGCGAAATGAAAGCGAATCTTTCGGCGTTTGGTAAGGGAGAAAAAACCTTATCTCGTTATGAAACAGAGCTAGATGGTCTTAATAAAAAGTTATCTGTTCAAAGCAAAATGGTTTCTCAAACTAAAAACGATTTTAAAGATTTAGAAAAACGAAATGCTTCTTTAAATGGAGAGTTGAAAGAGTCTAATAAAACGTTAACTGAGTCAAAAAAACGTTTTGAACAGCTTTCTAAATCTGGCAATGCAACTGAAAAAGAATTAAAAGAAGCGGAAAAAGAAGTCAACTCAAATCAAAAAGCGTATAACAAACTTAACAAAGAACTACAACAAATGCCAAAAGCTTTATCAGCTGGACAAAAAGCAGTAAACAATGAAGTTGCAAATTACAATAATTTGCAAAGAAAGATTGATACTACGACAGAATCTTATAAGAAATTCAAGAGAGAGCAAGCTGTTAAAAGTTCACCGTGGGGAGCGGTGACTCAAGATTTAGACAAGTATCAAAAAAAGTTAAATGAAACAGGTGATAAGCTTGTCGCCTTCGGGAAAAAAGGAAGTTTGTATATGGCACCTGTTGCGTTTGGTTTAGGTTTTGCTACCAAAAAAGCGGCTGATTTTGAACAACAAATGTCGAATACTCTTTCTGTTATGTCACCTGGCGAGGTAAATCAATATAAAGATGCATTGAGAGAACTCGCTATTCAACAAGGTGCAGATACGAAATACTCCGCCTTAGAAGCCGCACAGGCACAAGAAGAACTTTTAAAGGCAGGTCTTTCAGTTAAAGATGTTATAAATGGCGGATTGTCTGGAGCGCTTTCATTAGCAACAGCGGGTGAGTTAGATTTAGCTTCAGCGGCAGAAATTGCAGCTACAGTTTTAAATGCGTTCAAGGATGATAATTTAAGCGTGGCGGACGCGGCAAACATTCTAGCTGGTGCAGCAAATGCTTCTGCCACAGGTGTAGAAGAAATGAAGATGTCTTTACAACAAGTTTCTGCTGTTGCCAGTGGTGTTGGTCTCTCATTTGACGATACATCAACAATGTTAGCAGTATTTGCGCAGAATGGTTTAAAAGGTTCTGATGCAGGTACCTCTCTAAAAACGATGCTACAAAGGTTGCATCCTACAACAAAAGCGGCATGGCAACAATTTGATGCTCTTGGGTTAAGCATTGTGGACAATGAAACTGCTATGAAAGTATTGCAAGAAAATGGTGTTAAACCACTCTCGAATGATACAGATAAATTAATGGGACAAATTCAAGATTTAGCTAAAAGTTTGGCAGGTCCAAAGGCAAGTGCTTCTAAAGTGAACAAAGAATTTGAAGAATTGACCGTTTCCACTGGCGCAGTCCACTCCGCGTTTTACGATACAAACGGGGAATTAAAATCAGCAGAAGAAATATCTGGTCTATTGCAAAGTAGTCTAAAAGATTTGAACTCCGAACAGCGTAGTGCGGCGCTAGGTGCTATGTTTGGCTCCGATGCAGTTCGTGCTGGGAATATTGCTTATCGTGAAGGCGCGGATGGAATAAAGAAAATGCGCACTGAAATGGGAAAAGTAACTGCTGATGATGTAGCTAAAATGAAAATGGATAATCTGAAAGGTACTATTGAAGAAATTTCTGGTGCAATTGAGACCTTTGCTATCAGCATTGGAACATCATTGACTCCGGTATTACGTGGTCTAGGAAAGTACATTCAAAAAGCAGCTGATTGGTTTAATGGCTTGAATGATAGTACTAAAACGGTTATCTCTACAGCAGGTGTAGTTGCGGTAGCGATTCCGGTTGCTGGACTAGCATTTGGATTTATTGCAAAAGGTGCTTCAGAAGCTATAAAACCTGTAAAAGCACTTACTGCCGCATTAGCAAAAAATTCAGTGGCTGCTACAGAAAATGCTATAGTGTCCAGAGCCGACGGCGCCGCAATGAGCACTGTGGGCAAAGGTACAAAAGGTAAAGGCTTGATCAATGGTTTAGGTAATCTAATCGGTCTAGGCGGAAAGAAAGGCGCTGGATTAAAAGGAGCTGCTAAATCGGCTGATTATGCAAAAGATATTGCAATGTACAGTAAAGGTGGACGTATTGGTAAGTACATTGGAGCAGCCGGAAAAGTAGGTAAAGGTGTCCCTGTTTTAGGTACTGCACTAGCTGCTACACAATTGATCGGCATTAACAAGAAGAATGCTGGTGGGAAGATTGGTGGCACAGTAGGTGGTATTGCGGGCGGCGCTGGTGCTGGTGCGTTAGTTGGTTCATTTGCAGGACCCGTTGGAACGGTTATTGGTGGAGCTCTAGGAGGTATAATTGGAAGCGGAATTGGGAAAAGTATTGGTAAGTCTATACAAAAAGAAATGCCTGCTATTAAGAAGACGATCACTAATACATGGGGAGATATTTCGGACTGGGCTGAGAAACATCCTATCCTTGGACATCCAATCAATCAAATAAACACTGTAGCTAAAATGGCAAAAAAAGCTGGTAAAGAGATTAAAACTTTTTTCAGCGATCCTCTACAGACTAGTTTCAGTGGCAAAGGCATTAGCAAAGGGACAGCGAAAAATATCAATGCGTATAGCAAAATGTCACAAAATGCTATTACTGAATTAAAATCGTTAGAGCTTACTGGTGACAAAATTAGTAAATCAACATCGGATAAGATTAGCAAGAACTTTGATGGAATGGTAACTTTAGTTGAAAAATCTTTTGGTAAAACGAAAGAAAAATCGGATAAAAATCTAAACTCATTGGCTAAAAGTGGCATGTTATCTTCGGAAGAAGTAAAAGCAGCTCAGACAACTAGAGACAGGATTCAAAAGCTAGGATTGGATGAGATTAAAAAGAATAACAACAAAATAAAAAGTTTAAACAAAGAAATGGCAACTAAAAACAAAGCAATCACTTCAAAAGAGACAGCAGAAATTAATGCGATTCGTAAAAAAGCAGCCAACCAAGGTAGAACAACAACTAAGGAAGAAGAACGACAAATCAGCGCCATTAAACGAAGAGCGCAAAAAGAAAGAGAAGCTTCCAATAGATTGTATAGTAATAAGATCCAATCTGTTGCTAAAAAGCAAGAAACAGTAGTAGTAGCTAACTTGTCAAAATCTGCAAAAGAACAAAAACTAATTTTAGGCAAACTAAAAGATAGTTCAGGTAAACTTAGTGCTCAACAAGCTTCTAAAATCGTAAAAGAGTCCAAGCGTGCTAAAGAGGGAGCCATCGATCAAGCCAACAAAAAATATAAAGGTGTCGTCAAAAAAGCAGATGAAGAATATTATGTGAATGGGACTATTACGAAAAAGCAACATGATGATATTGTAAAAAAAGCAAAAAGCCAAAAAAACAAATCAGTAAGTGAAGCAAAAAAAATGCATAATGGCGTTGTTGATCAAGCAAAAAAACAAGCCTCTGGTCACCTGAAACAAGTAGATTGGGAAACGGGAGAAACTTTATCCAAGTGGGATAACTTCAAAGTTGGTCTTGCCAAAGCGGTAAACTGGGTAACAGGCGGAATCAATAAAGTACTTAAATTCTTCGGTATCAAAGAAATTCCACTATGGAAACCAAAAGGATCCGATAACGATACTAGTTCTAAGTCTAAAAAGATCGACACCAAGAGAAGAACTTCCTACGGTAGTAACCTTGCAATGGATTACACAGGTTCTAATAATGCATCCGGACAAATCATGGCTGGTGAAGAAGGTTTTGAAATTGCATACAACAAACGGAACGCTCAAGCACAAATTTTAGGTGCAAATGGCGCAGAAATTACACATGTTGCACCAGGTACTAAAATTTTGAATCATGCAGATTCGAAAAAAGTCATGCAAGGCGGACTTGGTAAAACATTGCCTGGCTTTGCGAATGGGAATTCATCCATTAATGATTTTTTAAGTGACGCATGGGATGGAACAAAAGCTGTAGCTGGGAAAGTAGTTGATTTTTCTAAAAAAGCATTCGATTGGGCAGCGCATCCTATCAAAAATTTAAATAAACTTTTTGGTGGTTTATCTGTAGGCGTGAAAATGGGGAACGATGGAAATTTAGGTTCCGATGTGCTGAACTATTTGAAAAACAGTATCGGTTCACCTCTTGAAAAAATGCTGTCTGGATTTAAAGAAACGGCACCAGTAGCAGGTCCAGCTGGAAAAGGAGCTTCTGCTTGGTCTAGTGTAATTAAAAAGGCTGCTCTTGCAATGAAAGTTGATTTATCCGGAGGAGAATTAAAAGGTATCATTGCACAAATTCATCGTGAATCTGGCGGGAATGAAAAGATTACTCAGTCATCTGCTGTTGTGGATGTTAATACACTATCAGGTAATCCAGCTAAAGGATTGCTTCAATATATCCCACAAACATTCAATGCGTATAGAATGAAAGGGCATAACAATATATTTTCTGGTTATGACCAGTTACTAGCTTTCTTCAACAACTCATCGTGGAGAAACGATTTACCTTATGGTAAACGAGGTTGGGGACCACGAGGGCATCGTCGATTTGCTAATGGTGGTTTTGTAAACAAAAATGAAATGATAGAAGTTGCTGAGAACAATAAGCCGGAAGTAGTCATACCGCTTACTCGGAAAAATCGAGCAGTTCAATTAATCAAAAAAACAAAAGAAATCATTGGAATAAACGATGGAGGAAGTGTTGTTGTCAATAGTCCTGACAACTCTGAAATGGTATTACTGCTTCAACAACAGAACCAGATTTTAATGCAACTACTTCAAAAAAATAGCGATGTGTATCTGGATGTCGATAAAGTTGGGAAGTTGGTAGAAGCTGTAATTACAAAAACGCAGAACAATCGTATAAGTCGTAAAGACCGAGTACAGGGGGTTAGAACAACGTGGCAAAAATAGGATTTACGTATGCCGGAATTCATAGTAACGACATTCCAGCAGTTGTTAATAGTATTAAAAGAAATGCAATCAATATCTCTGAGAATATGCAAGAAGTACCTGCCAAAATTGGTGGGTACTTTTTTGGGAATTCCGTCGGTACTAGAAGCTTTGACATTAATATTACGCTTATGGGGAAATCGGAAACTGAACGAGTAGAAATAGCACACGATCTTAATAACTTAATCATCCAAACTAATAGTTTTGAAAGCGAAATAATCTTTGATGATGAACCAGAATGGATTTATTACGGTCATTTTGCCCAAATGGCAGAGTTAACAGAATTACAGACAGATAATTATACAACAACCATTACATTTATATGTAGTGATCCACGTGGGTATGGAGAACAACAAGAAATTAGTTTACCAGAAAGCCCAGCTATAATCGAGGTGGCGGGTTCACAATTAACAAGTCCAATTATTCATGCGATAGCGACTGAAGATTTAACTAGTCTATCATTTGCAACAGATGATGATTATATATTTTTAGGGGCTGATATTGACCCCGATACAGGGCAAACAGCTGTGAAAATGTATGAGAACGTGTTGTCCGATAGAGCAAATGACATGACGTTGTGGGATGGTATTGGGCAAAGTAATATCACGTGGGAATTAGAAAATGGTAAGCCTGCGAAAACAAGTTCTTTTAAACAGACTATCAATACTATTCGTGTAAATTCCTATGGTGAAAAAACAGAAACCGCGCCATACAAATCGTGGAGAGGTCCTGTAATGAAACGAATGTTGACGTCAGAATTAGACAATTGGAAAGTCACCGCTCGATTAGCAAATATTACTCAAAAATACCCGCGCGCTAGAACAAAAATAGAATTGTATTTGTTAGACAAAGATAGCAAACGCATTGGTAAATTTATGATTAAAGATGCCCAAAATGGGAGAGCTATGAATTTGGGACTAGAGATTGGGAGAACAACGAAAGATAGATATCTTTTTGCTGCAACTGATGGGAAAGTAGTTAAGAAAAAGAATACGAAAGTGGTTTATTCAAAAAAAGTACAACAAACAGTGAAGTATACAGAAAAAGGTAAAACAAAGACTAAGCAAGTTTGGAAAACAATAAACACGACGTATGAGGTTGGAAATAACTATAATGAATTTTCAGATGCGTACTTTAATCTATCTATTGAAAAGCGTGGACAGTTGTTTATTGCGGAAATAGTTAAATTGAACGATAAAGGTAGTCAAGCTTGGAAACGAACCTACAAATGGAAAGACTCAAATAATAAATTTGCAACTAAATTAGCGGGCATCGGCATTTATATGGCAAAAATGGATATCACAGAAGACTTCAATAATCAGACATATAAAGATAACGATGTTGTTTTTTGCGACTTAGTTGTACAAAAAGTTAATCCAGAGGCAGATGTGAAAAATAATCCAGAGGTTATTATTCATAAAGGTGATGAGATTATGATTGATTGCGAAGCTGGGGTCATAATGAAAAACGGTTCAGTATTCATGGAAAATCTAGCAATCGGGAGTTCTTTCCCTTCGTTTTTTGGTGGCTATCAAACTCCAATCGCTTTTAGCGAAGGAGCGGAGTGGTCCATAGAATACAGACCGACGACATATTAGGAGAGGTATAGAATGTTAACAATTCTAAATAGACAAAGAACAACTGTAGGCGTGTTATCTAATGACATGCCTTTTTCGTGTCCTTTTTGGGATGATGAGAGAAATGAGAAGCTTGAAAACTTTGATGACACATACACTGTTACCATCCCCGCAGAACATGAAATGGCTGAACATATTCACGAAGGTAATTATATTTTGTTTGAAGACGAACAAGCTAAGTTACGATTATTTCGTATTTATGAATCTGAAAACGGGTTAAATATGCAAGGACGATACATCAAAGCAACAGCAGAAAATGCATTTATTTATGATTTAAATGCAACTATTATTTCCAATAAATTACTGACTGATATAAGAGCTGACATGGCGCTTGAATATATTTTACAACAGACAGGATGGTCAATTGGTAAGAGAGAATTTGTTGGACAAATACGCACTATTGAATTTGCAGACAATATAACGGCTCAAGCTGGATTACAACAAGTTATTGCAGAATATAAAGCAGAAATTGATGCTTACGTAGAAAGCTTTGGTGGTCAAATCATTAATTATAAATTTGATTTAGTTGACGAACGAGGCAACAATACTGCGAAACGATTTGAGTACGCAAGAGACATTCAAGGTCTTAAACGAATTACAACTGATAAAACGATGTACACTGCTCTTATCCCGCTTGGTAAAGATGGTTTGACAATTAAATCAGTTAATAATGGTTTAAATTACATTTATGATGATGAAGCGAACTGGCTGTATAACGATGGCAGAGAATATTTAAAAGGTGTCATAACAAAAGATACAATAACAAACGCGCAAGCTTTAAAAGATTGGGCGCTACTAGAGCTTGAAAAAGTTAATCATCCTTTATCCACATATGAGGTAGACGTGATATTACTAGCAGAGATGTTAGGCTATGAGCCACACCAAGTCACACTTGGAGACACAGTAAGAGTAGTCGACTTGGACATGGACATAACTTTATCTGCAAGAATCATAGAAAAGACAACTTCTTTTAGTGATCCGTCTAAAAACAAGGTTGTTCTTGGTGATTATATCGAATTGGAAAACGTCACACCACTGGCTATTTGGGAACTTCAAGCGCAAATTGAAGAAGCTAAAAAACAAATAGAAGAAACGAAGACGTGGAAAGTAGAATTATTTAGCACGAGTGGTTCTACTTTTAAAAATAACGCTGGCACTACACAACTTATTGCAAGAGTTTACGATGGGAAAACAAACATAACGAATAGTATTGAGCGTGGTGATTTTATTTGGGAGAAGCTAAACAACGACGGTACACACGACTTGGTTTGGGAAGACGCACAGATAGGCGTAGGTAATGTTGTTAATATCTCTGGAGAAGACGTTTTTATCAATGCCACTATTAGATGTTCGGTCAATCAAGGAAGTGAAGCTAGTATATTAATGATTAATGAAGAAGAAAGTTATATGTATGCTGAACTTCCACGCGAATTCCCTGCTGGGATAGAAGTAAATTTATCGGTTATGCAATGTGCGCAAATAGACGTGGAAAATGGTTATATATACTGGTCGCAAGAATATTATGGAAGTAAAAAAAGTAAAGTCGGTGGACAACAATCATACAATATTTATAGAACTACGCTTGATGGTACTTTCGTCGATATGATGTGGATTCTCGGCGGAGGACATGGGACTATGTTTGGCGTGGACACTTCGTCTGGTGAGGCGCACATCTGGTCTTATTATGTAACACCATTGCCCCAAGCAGAGAAGGCGATAGCAATGTTTAAATATGTCCCTTTGAAAGAACAGTTTTACGATGAGTCGATGGCATTTAAACTTGAAGCACCTGACGGTTTCCGAGTAACATACGATAAAACAAGCGACTATGTAGTTATGAGTCCAGGCGTTTCAAATTTAAGTATTAATGTTTTTAAAAAGTCTGATTTATTAGCCGGCAGAATAGCTCCTTTATATACATTTAGGACAAAAGACTGTGGATTTACAACTACTTTATATACGTTGCAAGGAATGCATGTAATGTTTCCATACGCGTATTTGTCAGCCGGAGGGAGTTTTACAGGCACTGATAAAAATCAAGTTTGGTGTTGGGATATGATTAATAATAGTTTAGTTTATCATCATGTTTTTCAAAAAAAATACTATCCTGCACAAGGTTCAACTAACGAATGCGAAGGAGCGTATCCATTTCTTGATGCAAATGGCAAGCGAATGATGCAGCTAAATTTAGGGCAAGGAGAGGCGGGCAAACGATACAATCGTATTTATGCTATGCCAGAAGAAAGGATGTTGGATAATGACAATTAGAGCAGCAGCGGAAATAACATTAACAGATATTAACGATGCGATAGTAGCTGGTGAAGCACCGTTAAACCCGACCACCGATTTACTGTGGATGGATAGTAGTGTGACACCAAATGTTTTGAGAAGGTGGGATGGAGAAAAATGGGTGAGTCAAACATTAGATATTAAGGAAGCAGATCCAGAAATTAACGAAAAAATAGAAGAGGCGATTACCGTTGCGAACAATGCATTGATTGAATCAGTTAGTAATCATAAACCGGTTTTTGATAAAACTCAACCAAGCGCTCCAGTCGAAGGTGACACATGGTTTAAAATAGACGAAAACACTAAAACAATTGTTGGTGTTTTTACTTGGAACGGGAATAGTTGGGTAGAATTACCTTTGGATTACAACGCATTGCGTGTGGGTAAACTTTCCGCTATCACTGCCGAGCTTGGTGATGTGAAGAGTGGTAGCATTACTGGTGCGGAGTTTATTCATAACATAAATTACAAAGATAGCGACGATAATCTTTACACTGGAACTGTCAAAATGAATGATGACGGGTTCAATTCAACTTCATATTTGCCTACGGGTATAGGGTCGGCAGTATTAGAAAGCATCATCAGTACATTAGGCGGATACAAAGTTGCGCAGAAACTAATCGATGTTGCCGGGGAAAGTAGCCTAGGAAATTCTATTTTAACTAGTAAATCTCTGCAGTTTAATGAGAATGGAAATATTAAGCTTTCAATTGATGCAGATTCGTTTTATAAAACAAGCTGGAAAGATTTACCGCTTAACGCAGGATATTCTACAGCCGAATTTAATACACCTCAATATATGATTTTATGCATTTTTGGAATTAGAATTGTGTTTTTCCGTGGTCAAGTTCAAAAATCAACCGCATGGGCATCAGCTAACGCTTTTGCTTCTGTGCCTCTTGAGATACAGACAACAAGAACGGCGATGGCTTACGCGCCAACGAGCAAATCGACTGGTGGTCGAGTACATGCGTCTTCCGCCAATGCAATGAGTTTTATGCCTGCCGACACTAGCGTTACTTATTTTGCGTTAAATCAATTATTTTATGTTTTAGATTAAAGCCAGCAAGGCTTATTTTTTATGGAGTGACAATGAGGAGATGATGAAAATTGGTACTTGGGAGTATTTCGATAGCAGGGATGAGTGTGGGGGAGCTAATAGCTTTAATTAGTTTAATAGCGGCAATCGTAGGTTTTGTTATTAGGTGGGCATTAGTCGCGCCTTTAAGAAATATGATTGATTCTCTGGATATCACTTTAAAAAGTCTAAGAGAAGAAATGTCCGAAAGCAAGAAAGATCGTATGAGTTTACGAGAAAAGCAAAACGATCATGATAAAGAGATTGCTTTATTGAAACGGGAAGATAAAGCGATTTGGAAGTATGTTACTGAAAAAAATGAAAAGGAGGTGAAATGATGAAAATTAACTGGAAGGTACGATTGAAAAACTGGCGAACTGTTGTAGCAACACTTATTACAGTTCTTGGCGTCGCATGGACAGCGGGAGGTTTTTCTATATCTGATTTAGATAACTGGTCTGCTTTGTGGCTTTCGTTTGTAAGGTTCCTAAATAGCCCAATGGCGATTGTTACAACAGTAGTAGCTGTTATCGGGATTTTGATGGACCCAACGACTAGTAAATTCTCCGATAGTTTAAAAGTAATGAATTATTCAGAACCAAGAAAGGATGATAAGTAATGGCATTAACAGAGGCATGGTTAATCGAAAAAGCAAATCGTAAATTAAACGTTTCTGGAATGAATAAATCTGTAGCAGATAAAACCCGAAATGTAATTAAAAAAATGGCGAAAAAAGGAATCTATTTGTGTGTTGCGCAAGGTTATCGCTCGTCAGCAGAACAAAATGCACTGTACGCACAAGGCAGAACAAAACCTGGCGCAGTTGTCACAAATGCGAAAGGTGGACAATCTAATCATAATTACGGTGTAGCGGTAGACTTGTGTTTATACACAAGCGACGGAAAAAATGTTATTTGGGAGTCGACAACTTCGCGCTGGAAAACAGTTGTATCAGCTATGAAAGCAGAAGGATTTGAGTGGGGCGGAGATTGGAAGTCTTTTAAAGATTATCCGCATTTTGAATTATATGATGCTGCTGGCGGTGAAAAAGCCCCATCGACAAGTGCAAGCAAACCTGCGACTTCTACAAGCTCAAATAAGAACGTTTACTACACAGAAAATCCGCGAAAAGTTAAAACACTAGTACAGTGTGATCTATACAATTCAGTAGACTTTACTGAGAAGCATAAAACCGGTGGCACATATCCGGTAGGCACTATCTTCACGATTACAGGAATGGCTAAAACAAAAGGCGGAACACCTCGCTTGAAAACGAAATCTGGTTACTATCTCACTGCTAACACGAAGTTTGTTAAAAAGATTTAGTTTAATGCCCTCGATTATTATTTCGGGGGCTTTTTTGTTTTATATTGATGGGGATTTTTCATAACTTCGAATTATAAGTACATACGTTCCACTTCCTCAAACTTAATTAGTATAATATAATTTAAGTAAAAAAGTGGAGGAACTGGGATGAGACTTTTTGTAGATGAATCAGGAACTATAACTAAAAATAAAAATTTTAATAACAGATATTTTGTTATTGCTTTTTTAGAAACAGAGAAACCATATAATGTAATTAGACAGTTCAGAGATGCAAAATTAAAATATCTTAAAAGGTATCCATCTAGTAAGTTAGATATTACAAAAGAGATAAAAGGTTCGGAGATGCCTTTTGAAATGAAAAAATTAATATTTAATATGCTTTCAACAAAATCAGATGCTAAATTTCATTTTAAGATAGTCGATAACCACCAACTAGTCAATCATCTTTTGAATAATACATCTTTGTCTTTTAATTATTTTATTTATCTAACGGTAAATGAAATTTCTAAAATACCAATTAACCCAGCAAATAACTATTTGAAAATGCAAATAGATGATAGAAATACCGCAATTGAATCATTAAATAGCTTACAAGAATATTTAACTATTAAATTTACAATGGAACATCCAATTTTCTCTTCTGTTGAAACATCATATAAGGATTCACAAAATAAAGATTTAATTCAAGTTGTAGACTTATTCGCTAATACAGTTTTTAGAGTATGTAGAAATCACGTAACAGCACATAAACCTGATAAGAGAAATAGAGAACTTTTAAGTTTATGTAATATTGGTTGTGACCATTATTTTCCGCGACATTTTTGTGATCTAGATATTTGTTATAAATAAAATGCCTGAAATACTTGCTAACTTGTTTGATTTTTGTTATTCTTGATTAAGAAGTTAGATAATAATTCTTTGAGTGTCGCATAAATGATTAGTCAAGGCTAGTCATAGCTTGTAAGCTGCCTGTCGTGGTAGTCGCCTTAAAGTTGTCAACTTCTATTTTTTATATATGTCAGTCCATAACTTCAACGTTAGGGCTTTTTTTATGCAAAAAAAACACGCTAAACATAAGCTTAGCGTAATTGTTATATCAATTAATTTCTATGGAAAATAAAAAATACCCCAAACGCTTTTGTTCGAGGTTGCTGTTATATTCAGATGTAAAAAAAAACGGGATGTCAAACAGCTAATAGTTGAATGAAATAATGAACGAAAATCGTTCATGTGATTATTATTACACATATTTTTATGCAACACAATACTTTTTAATGCTTGATTTTAAGAACGTTTGTTCGTATAATGTTAGCAAGAGGTGAAGAACATGTATAATTTAATGGATGATATTTTAGAGCATTCTATTGTTTTAGAGGATGCACTTAAGCGTAACTGGTCAATAGAAGTACTATTTTTAAAGAACAATCATCATATGCGATACAAGTATGTAGTTCCTGTTTATCTGGACCATGAAAGAAACATAGTTCAATTACAGCGCTTTGACGAACGAATAATTGACATTAATATAGAAGATATTGTTTTCTGCGAGGTTATGACATGAGAGAATATAGCTTTAATGATTTTAAATACATTTGCTATGTTGAAGGAAAGAAGAAAGCTGTAGAAAAAATCTTCTCTGGACTACTTGAAACAAAAAAGTTAAAAGCTTTTTATAGAAAAGTAGACAAGAAAGATATAGATTTAAAAACTATTTATCAAGAGTATTTATTTCAATGTAAAAACAAATAA